GTGTAAAAGTTTGTGGTCTTGCATTTCTTAAACCTTGTCCATCTGCAGTAGTTGGTTTTGGATCTAGTTGTGGATGTTTTGCTTCAAACTCTGATGTATGTACACGTGCACCATTCCATTCAATAACCATTTCTGTATATGGAAATGCTTGACCAGAACGATCAGATATAAATTGTGCATATTTCCCTTTTGATAAATTAGACATTTGGATAATAAGTTTTTGGAGTTATAAAAGAACTTGAAGGTGAACCATCTTCTTCTAATGCTCTTTTTAATTCATCTTCATATAGTAATTTCATTTGTTGTGTAAGTTCTGGTTTTACTTTTTGTGAAAGATAATAAGCTAAACCTGCACACATACATGGTACAAATCTATATGGTACATCAGCTTCGTTTGTGTATGCACCTGCGTCTTGAATTCTTTTTACATAGTAATAATTAAGTTTGTTTCCGGCTTCACTGGATCCTGGAGTTAAATATAAAGTAATTGTTACTTTATCAATAAATCTTTGAACAAAATATTGTGTAGGAATTCCTGTATTTGTTTTATTAGAAAGACCTTGATATGCAGATCTGTTAATTTTTGTTAATGGAAAATCAGTTGAAGAAGAATTTCTATACACAGCTTCTAATACATCATCAACACCATAAACTGCTGTTGCATCTGAAGTTCCATCATCTGTTGATCTAAACATTGTGTATGTTGATTTACCGGCAACTAAAGTTATATCATTATTTCCAACTTCCCAAAAATGTAAACCTCTGTTTGCCCATTCTTGAAACATTATATTTAAAGAACGTCTTGCAGATTTTATATCATTTCCAGAATAATCAAAACGTCCTAATCTTTCATAAGCTTCGGTGATAATATCATCGATAGCAAAATTTTTTTCAAAGACTGTAGTTCCGGAAGTTGCCATTCAGCCTCCTACTTATCTATAAGTAATGTTGCACCCGCAATATTAGTAATAGTAGAAACTTTCATTCCTCCGGCAAATAAAATTCCATCTTCTGGAATATTAAATGCAAAGACATCTCCTGTTGGACAGTCCCCTTGAAATAAAGTTGTACTATCAGTATTGTCTTGTAAGATTATTGAACCTGCACCGCCACCATCAGAAGCAAGAATTAATCCTCTTAATCTTGTTCTTCCAGCGAAGACAGCACCTGTAGCAGAAATTCTTACCGCTTTTACATCTGATTTCATATTTTTTTCTCCTTAAATTTGTGTGGGCCGAAGCCCACACTAAATTAATTATTATGCTATTGTTGCACCTTGAACTGAAGTTGCAACCCAACCAATAGTACTATTCCAAACTAAAGTAGCTGATTCAGCCACTGCATCGAAAGTAATTGTCGTTCCATTTGCAAAAGTAGTTGGAGTTAAAGTTCCATCTCCACCATCAACAATCATGTTAATAATTTTAACTTGTCCTGAAGTTGTACCATCAGCTAAAGTTAATGCATTAGCTCCAGTAGTAGTTAGTTCAGTTACCAAGTTAGTTAAATCAACTGCACCTGCTCCTGATAAAGATTGAACACCACCTCTAATAGCTTTTCCATAAGCTGCATTAGATGTGATTGCACCTGTATTTGCGTTTTTTGTTATATCTTCAAAACCGTTTTCTGATCGTACCGGTCCTGTAAATGTAGTATTTGCCATAATTATATCCTCCTAGTTTACGAACATAGTCTCTAGGCCGTCGACTATACGCGTCTATGTTCTGGTTTAATTGTATAGTGATTATTTTATATACTAGTTTTTAGTAGAGTGCAAGAAGTCCCGTAGTGTGGAGTGGAATTTTTCCAACGATGTAGCTTTTTATTAAGTAGCTACTGAAACTGTAGGAGCGACTGCCTCAACTTTATTCTGCAGATGTGCTTGTTTAGCTTCTGCTTTTTTAATATGCTGAACGATCTTTTTTACTTCGTCGTCGATCCTCACCATATCAAGAGTATATCTACCCTCGTTAAGATGCTCTTGCTCCCATTTGAGATCCAGTGACTTTTTCTTGTTGTAAAGTTCCTGGATGTGTGGTTGCATCGTCATTTATAACCTCCTCATAGGTTATTCTATATTTGTCAGAGGCATATACATTGTCTCCGACATATTCCCATTTTATAACATTTTCTCCTAGTTTGTCAACTATGGCTTGTTCAAGGGAAATAGCATCATCATTAGATGATACTTCAAATTTTGCATAATGATCGTAAGCGAATATTGTAACTGTAAATTTTTTCATAGGTTTATTATCTTACTTTCTAAATGAGGCGGAACTATGTCCGCCTCAAATATTCTAATTAGTGATTAAACACCTTCAACACCGAAGATACCTCTATAGTCAGAAACTCCAAAAGAGTATCTTTCTCTAGCTTTGTATCTTACGTTACCAGTATCAAAGTCACCTTCCATAGCCGTTTTAATCGGCGATCTGTCAAAGTACTTCATACCATTTGGCACGTCAGTAATGATGTAAAACGCATCTGGGTCAGTTAAGAAATTGTTCACTCTATAACCTTGAGGAACCATTCCCATTGACGCAATAGCGTTAATGTCATTATCTGCAGTTCCAGTTCTACCTTGAGACTTCATAAGTCTTTCAGCGTTAAACTGGTTTTCACTAGGTACAATCATTTTAACACCTCTTGCAGCGATTTTCAGACCTCTTTCGTCTGTCATCTTAGCAATGTCGATTAAAGATTGTTCTAATGATGTTTCGTTAAGGTCAGCTTGTACCGCTAAAGTATTAGAAACAGTCCCTGCAATTGTAGGGTGAGCTGTGTTAAATAAACTAACACCGTCACCTGAATTGAAGTTATTGTTCGTAGGTAAACCTTGAATTAAAGGTACCACTGACTTAACTTGTTTAGTGTTCGCCATAGATCTAGCAAGTGCTTTAGTATATCTAGACGCAAGTCTGTCATATAGGTTATCCTCAATCGCTTCTTCAGTGATTGCGAACGCTAATGCAACAGTCTCGTGAGTGTATCTAGCTGAATAAGTTTCTTGTGCATTGTCGAAACTTACGCCAGAACCCTCAGCTTTAACTGAAGCATTTGCAAAACCTGATAACATAACTTCTTCTTCAAACGCTCTGTCTGAAGATTCCGTCGTATAGATTTCAGCATGCTGATTCTCATAACGTTTATATTCCAGGCCGAATAAAGCATTCAAACCTGGCTCTAGTTCTTTAACTAGTTGTCCTCGTGATATCGCCATAGTTATTCTCCCTTATTAGATACCTGCGGTTTGTTTCAAGAAGTGTTCGTTAATAGTAACAATTAAGTTCGTATTAGCTGAACCTAATTCATTATTATCGATTTCTTTTGACGCACCGATTATTTTTAATTGAGCAGTGCTCGCCGCCATTGTTCCAGAAATTTCAGTTTTTGAAACATAGTTTGGTGCACTACCGGCTGCATACTCTATATCTGCACAGTTACCAATATTGGTTTGCGCAGGTGTACCAGCACTTTGTATTTCAAACCTTTGATACGGATCATCAGATACAAAACCGATAATATCGGTTGCAGTGTTACCTGCGTTCAAATGATTCGCATAAGTAGGTTTGTCCGTTGTTGCATCAGTAAAGAAAACACCAGTAAGTGATCCTAATAACACATCAGCTGCAGCAGCCACAGTAATTGTACCTGTGTTTGCCATCTCAACTGGATCATTTTGGTAGATCGCAGATGCAGATGCAGCTATTGAGTATTCAGATAAACCTTGGTTGTCTCTATTCTGACCAACTTTTCCACTCGGTCTTAGACCGAATGCGCTATCTTGATTAGCCATAGTTGTGTCCTCCTTATAGACATTTTATTAGTTTATCCGGCGGTTAGGAATTGTTAAAAAATTAACTTTTCTTTGAGCCACCGAAGGTTACACGAGTTTGTCTATCAATATTGATAGGCATACTTGGGTGCTGCTCCTTCATAAGATCGTTATCTACTGCCTCAACGTTTTCCTGAGCTTGTTTTCTATAATACTCAGCACGTTGTCTTGCGATCTCTTCCGGTACCCTTGCCAGCACAAGGCCACCAACTCCGATCACTCCCTTATATTTGCCATCATCTACAATTGGAAATTCTGAGTCTGGATATTCATCAGCTCTTACTAATTCGTATCCTGATCTTATTCTTCCAGAAACATTCTTAGTGTCTTGAAAGCCTAATGATTCAACTCTTATCCATCTGTGGATAAATCCTGTTGGCGCAGGGGGTGCATCTAAACTTGATGGTGGAGTCCAAACTTTTGGTTTAGATTCTTTTTCTCTAGTTTGACTCGCACGCGAGGTTCTTATATCGTTATCGTTTTCCATATGCTTATACCTCCTTCGTGATATTTAATTGTTTCGCATATTCTTCTAGTGGCACACCTAATTTTTTAGCAATTGCTACTTGTGAAGGTGTGAGTCTCACAGTTTTGCGACCAGATTTAGTACTTCTTTTTGCAGATGCAACTGTCTGTACAGGCTTAGTCGTTTCCGTGGGTTCTATTTTAGCGAATTTCTGTGGAAATTCAAGTCTTATTCTTCTATCTATTTCAGAATAATACTCTTCGCTACTTGGATCAAAACCTTCTTGTTCAGTCAATTTCTTATGAAGATCAAAGGCAGTATAAGTCATAGCTGAATCTTGACCAAACCATGAGTTTTTTTGGGCCCATGCTTCAGCTTTTGGATCAGGTGTACCCTGTGCTGCTTGTTGTCTTTGTTGTAAATTAACTTGAGGTTGTTGAACTTCTGTCTCTTTTTTCTTAGCATATAATTCTTGTTCAGCTTTTGCTTCAGTAAATCTAGCTTGTTTATATGCATATTCAGAAATTAAAGATTGAGCCTCTACTTCAGCATTAATATCTCCAGCTTCTCTTGCTGCAGCTAATTTTGCTTTTGCAGATTCTAAACCAGATTTAATACTATCTTCTGTAGTTTTTAATAAACTTGGTTCCATCTTAGATAACTTTTGTTCTGCTTTTTCTTTTTCAGTTAAAACTGATTTAGCATAAACTAAAGCTTCATCTTTTTGACGTTCTGCTTCTCTCCATTTCTTAGTCAGTTTAGCTATTCTTTTTTGAACGCTGTCTGAATAATCTTGAAGTTCATCTTTTTTTGGATCTTCTTTTTCTTCTGAAACATTTTCTTCTAATTTAATCTCACGTTCATTTTCATGAGTTTTATCTTCAGGTACTGTTTCATCTACAACAGGTCTTACTGTTGGTTCTTCTTTTACTTCAGGTTGTTGAATTTCAGCTGAGTCTTTTTCTTCAGCTATATCGACGTCCATTGCTGGCCCTGATGTATCGATATCGACTTTATTATTTTCTAAGTCAGGCATAGTTTCCTCCCAGTGTTACTATGATTAATATTGATGAAGTATATCTTCGGGTTTATCGATGGTTGCTAAAACTTCATCATCATTTAGCAATCTTACTTCCCCACCATCTATCTGTATTCTTGATCCAGCATATCTTGCAAAAATTACCCAGTCACCTTTTTTACACCAAGCACCTTCAGGAAATTTTTCTTTGTCATAACAATGTGGTCCCATTTCTAAAACCAAACCGCAAGTAGAACCTACTTGTTGTCTTTCCAAAGTATCTTGTCCTAAATATAATCCACCTTTAGTTTTTTCTGGCATTTTAAATGGTAAAACTAAAAGTCTCCATCCAGTAGGTTTAGGTAATTTACTTGATTCTTTTTTCTTTAGACGTTCATAACCATCTAATTCTTTTTTATGATCTTCTTCGTATTTATCTAATAAAGCTGATTTAACTTTTGGGGCTTCCGAAGTCGACGACGTTTTCTGGTCTTTCAGTATCATTTTTTTTCTCCTTCTTAGGGTTTAGCAGGGATGATATTTCCTGTGATATTCTTAAATAGGCATGTGCCTGTCCCATCATATACTTGTATTTTTCCATATTGTCAATACCACCACCAATCATGTTATCTCCAATACTTACATAAGACTCTTTTAAGAATTTTTGTAGTTTATTTAATATTACTAACTCTTCGTTTTGCATTGCTCTTTCTCCTTTTATTTAATAATTTTAATCTTATACTCCAACACCATTCTGTCATTTTGATAATATAAGTTTCTACAAAAGAAACTGCATCATCTAAAAAACCACAAAATCTATATATTAATCTATCTAACACTTCCAACGTCTTCTTGCTTGTCTGATTCTAGAATTAGGATCATTTCTTGTTTTAGCAGAAGATCGTTTAAGTTGTCCGAGTGATCTCGCACAATATGACTTTCTACGTTTCGCAGCTTTTGATCCAGGTTTTACTTTTCCTGTTACTGCAGTTTTTAATTTTGATCCAGGGTTTGCTGCCCTGTAAGCTCTTACACCTTTAGCTGTCATTCCAGCTCCAGATTTTGTTGGCCGGTAATTTGCGTTTTTACCTTTAGTAGTTTTTCTAATTGTCATTATATTTTTTGCATTTCTGGATTATCAGTTAATATATTTTTTTCTGCTCTTGGTCTTGCAACAGAATCCTTACTTCTTTTTCTAAGTTGTGCAATAGCAGATTCTTTTAATGCTTTTTCTTTTTTTAATCTTTGTAAATCTTTTTCTAAATTCATTATGCAAATGTTTTTACGTTAGTTGGTTTTCCTCCAGGATTACCTGCAGCTCTTTTTCGTTTGACAGCACTCGCCTTTTGCCCTTTTGACATCCGTGTGGCTTTTGCAAGTGGTACGCATTTTGGATATTTCCTCTTGCTCCCTTTGCTTCTCCCGCATGGTTGATATTTTCCGTCTTTCTTCGGTGCTCCAATGTCTACCCATTTCTCTGATACCCATTTTCTTAAACCACCTTCTGCAAAATTCCTACGCACAACTTGCTCTTCTTTTTCTAGCCATGCCTGCCATCAAACCACCATTGCCAGCTTTTTTTCTACTTCCTTTTTTACCACCTGGTGTAATTTTGCCTGAGCAAACTCCTGAAGCATACATATTCGCATATGCTGAAGGATATACTTTGAATTTTCTCTTAGCTGCTGCTTTGCCTTTTGCACATAGTTTAGCCATTACGCAATATCCATTGCTTTTTTAATCATTGACTTAGATTTTTTCTTTTTACCTTTAGACATTAAAATTTTCTTTTTTAATTCTGGTGGTAAAGTTTTTTGTGCTTTAGTTAGACCATTGCCGCCGTTACCAAACTTTTTTCTCATTATTTTTTTCCTCCTCTAAATATTTGTGTTCCCTTTATACCATAAATACTCGCAACTACAAGGATCCATAAATTTGTGAACCATGACGGGAGCGACTGGAAATGGTCAAAGAACACTTTTATCTTGTCCATCGCCTGTGCGTCGTCTGAAAAGACTCCATATGCAAGCACCAATATGGGCAACGTGAGAATTACGAGAACCGCCTCGTCCTTATAATCCGATTGTCTCGCTTCTAGCAATTTTCCTTGGTAAGCTTCCTCACCTCGAGCTTGACGTTCAGCATGCAGTAATTGTGCATCTGACATTGCGACTTTTGCTTTTTGTTTATTAGCGTAAATCTTACTTCCAGCAGAAACGGCTAATTTAATTGCCTGAAACCACATGTTAGATCCATTTAGCTTTTTTAGATTTCTCTTTTAGCATTCTTTTAGTGCCTCTTACTTCAACTTCTTCACCTTTTGGAACATAGTTGAAAGCACCATCAGCTGTTGTCTTTGATCTTGAGTCAATTTCAAGATTCATCTTGTCTTCTGACTTAATCTGAACAATTTTATCTAATTTTTCCATAATTTTTCTCCTTAGTTATTTTATACTAACCTTTTTTTAGTATTTTGTCATTCTTATTCGTCTCCACTTCTCATAATTGACACTTTAGGCATCATACCACCTTGATTTTTCATCATTGAGTCAGTGCTTGGAATAGTTTTACTTAAAATTGTTTTTTCAATTGAAGTATCAGCTCTTAAATTTGCTAATTCTTCATTTTGTTCAAGTTTTTCTTCTTGATTTTGTTGATTCATCATCGCTTTCATCTTATCAAGGTTAATTCTCTCTTGATCTTGCTCTTTTCTACGTTGATTTTCCATTGCTCTAAGGTCTAATTCTCTTGATCTTAGTTTTGCAATAGGATCATTATCAAATTGTGAAGTAATTTGCTTCTCTTCCTTCATAAATTCTTCCATCATCTCTGCAATTAGCTGAGCTTTTCTTGCTTCAATCTTTTGTTGCATCATCATAGCTTGTTGACCTATCTGTGGATTCTGTTGAGCCATTATTTGCATCTGTTGTAATTGAACTAATTCATCTCTAAACTCTAATTCAATCTGTTCTTGAGACATTAAACTAATATGTTCAAAAATATTTTTCTCTAAACTTGCCATAATCATAGGATTATTTCTAGCAATGTTAGTTGCCATGAAATTTAAGTGTGCTGTAATATGTGCTCTATGATCTTGACCAGGAAAAGCTTGGAATTGTCTTCCTGCTAATGCATCAATGTGTTCTAACGCCGGATCTTTTGGCATAGGTTGCATTGGTTTAACTAAAACAGAATCAATATTTTTTACACCAAGTGCTTCATACATATTTCTATACGCTTGATATAGATTATGCATTTGTGGATTAGATTGTGCCAGTTGCAACTCAGTTTGTGCGAGGGAAATACGCTGAGTCTGTGAAAAAATGTTGGGATCAGCAACTGGCAATATATCTACTCTATCATCAAAGTCAGTTTGTTTAATAACTCTTTGACCCCCAACTACATCATACGGATATTCCGGTGGTAGATATAACTTGAATACTCTTGCTAGTAATTTAAATTCTTGTTTAAGAGCAGAGTAAATTCTTTTGTGAATAGCAGACATTGTTCTTGAACCACGTTCTAATAATGCAACTGTAGTTCCAACTGCTGCTTGCTGATTACCATCACCAACTTGTAAATCTGCAATCGATGCAAACCTTTGACCAGCGTTAACTACAATACCCATTAAGTTTAATAATGTAGCTGATGGTTCTTTAAATGGTAGCATCATAAATGAATCTCTTAAATTTCCACCTGGTGCATCCACGTCTCTAAATTCACCTGGTTGAATTGATTGTGCATCATCTCTAATTCTAATACCACGCATTTTAAATCCTGCAGGTAAGTTAGATAAAGTTCCTGCATCTAGTAATTGTCTTAATGCAGAAGTTGCAGTTCTCGATAATCCACCGATCATGTGAATCAAACCAAAACCATAAAAACCTAAACCTGGTAAAAATTTAAAGTGTACAAAATAATTAATTTTATTTTTTAATGCATCACCTATTTCGTAGTTTCTTCTAATAGATAAAACTTCACGTGAATTTTCTTCAAGTGTTACAATGTATGGGACTTTAATTCCTGATGGCTCACCAGTCTCTTGATTTACATCCTCAAATCCTTCGAGGTCTAAATCAATATGACATTCTAATAATGTATAAACATCTTCGTTTGCAGTTTTAGATACTCCTTCAAGTTCTCTTTCTTTTTTCTCAACTTCAGTTTCTTTGTCTCCAGGTTTTCCAATATCTATATCTCTATAGAATCCACCTACCTGTTGTTTTCTTAAATCGTTTTCAGAAATTTTAACACGATGAATAATTGCTTCCGCATCATCTAATGAGGTAGCTGTGTACGGAACAATTAAATCATCTGCAGGAACAAATTTACTTACGGCTCTTTGTTCCATATCGTCATAGTAGACTTTTTTAAAAGCACTACCTGCTAATGGTAAGTTAAATAATAACTGATCAAAGTCAGGTTCGTACTCTTTCATTTTTTCCATTAACTCGTAGTTCATGAAATCTTTTACTCTAGTTGCTTGCTGAGTTTTTTCTGGAGTTGATATACCTACTGTTTGTGTTCTAACTGGACCATCAGCCGGTAATAATTCTTTATAAGCTAGAGCTTGAAATTGTGTTACTGCTTCTGCTAGTACTGGATGAGTTGCACCACTAGCTCCTGAAAAAGGTTCTGTTCTATTATTATATTTAAAACCTAAAAGGTCTAAACCTTGTGTATAAGTTTGTGCCCAATCTTTTCTTGAAGAAGTATAATCTTGATACTTACTAGATAAATCTGATGCTAGTCTTCCTAATATATCATCAGGTAAAAATTCTGCTAAGTTTGCATAGTGCTCATCACTACCTTCAGCTGATGCAGCTTTAGGATCTAAATTAATATCAACTGAACCATCTTCATTTTCTGAAACTTCAACAGCTTCAGGTGATTGTTCTGTTTCTTCAACTGCTTCTACAATTTCGTCTTGAAGTTCTTGTTCACCAGGAATACTAACTTCTGTTCGAACTTCGTTTGGAAGTGCTTTGTCTATATCTGCCATTATATTTTTTCTCCGTAAGTTTTATCTGTTTAACACCATTATAATTAATATTCAACCCCTGAGGCATGGGGCCTGATTCCGGAGGAATGGTTCTAGTTAACCTCTTAGTCATTTCCTCTTGTTTCCTCCATAGCTTGTTTTACTGCTTGACCAAATTCATAACCATCATCCATAAGTTCTTTTACTCTTTCACTTAATCCTGTATCAGGATCCTGGGAGCCTGAGTTAAATTGTGCTCGGCCACCATCAGCAAACTTAGGAAAATATTCTTTTGCAAAAGAATCTATATCCATACCCGTTCCTTCTTTACCACCTAGTTCAATATATTTAGCTGTGACCATTGCATTGTATTCTGTATCTCCACCATCTAACATATTGGTTCTATAGTTTTCTATTTTCTTTGTTACCTTTTCACCCGTCTCACCAAATAATGGTTTAACAATATCTAAATATTCATCTACATCGATCTCTCCATTCTCAAATGCTTTTCTTGAAAAGATTCCAACATAGTCAGCATAAGTTTTTGGAGACAAAGTATTAACTGCTGCTTCCGTGTTAAGCATGTCTAACATCGGCATAAATTTTTTAGGTTTTTTAGGAGGGGCTTGGTCGGGCACTACAGGACTCCTGCGATACCGCCCATAGCTAATTTTTTTTTATCCTGCTCTGCTTTTTTAATCATTTTTCTAAGATCTTCCATTCCCATAGTTCTTTGAGATGGTGGATAGTCTTCAGGATAATATTTTCTAAGCATTTGTTCTTCTTTAATTTTGTAGTATTCATCTTCTTTATCCTTATCTACTACATCATAAACATTTAAATCTTTTACAGATTTTCCCTCAGCATAGGGCATTCTCATAGGTCCACCGCCCATAGCCATTGATCTATCACTTGGTGTATCTTTTTTAACCATACCTAAAAAGTCTGTTGCAAATTCATATAGTTTAATTCCTTTTCCTTTGGCACCACTATCATCATATTGAATTAACATATCTTCAAATGCGCCTCTATCAAAACCATATGGAGTGTCAAATAACTTCATAACATTACCCATACCAGCCATTTGCATATTAGGTGATTTTTTCTTTTTAGATAAATACTGATTGATAAAATCTTCTATAGGAATATCTATAATACCTTTTTCTTTTAAATCGTTGTATTCTTTTATGACAGTTCCTAATTCTAATTCAAATTCGTCTTCTGGCTCTGATGCCATTTTAATTGATGGCGCACCTCTATCTAAAGATTTAATACCACCCATATCATCATATTCTTCAGGATCATTTAAATCTTCTGGGAGCTCTCCTAGCTCGATAGCTCTAAGCATGTCTTTTAATCTTGGATCGTTTTCGTCTATTGCCATAATGTCTAATAATACACTTTTGGAGTCTGTTGTAAAGGCTCATCTTCATAATCTTCAGGGTGCTGAATTAATCCACCTTGTCTGAATCTCATAACTGCTTGAGTCATGGAATCTACTAAATCATCATGATCTCCATAAGGAAATGCAGCGCACTCTTCAATTACTTCTTGAGCAAACTCCATTTCAGTTGGTGCATATATTTTACCAGACTCAAATAAAGGAGATACTGAATTAACTCTAGTATGTTTATCGTTACCACGTGATGGTGTAAAATTAATTACAGGTATCCCTGCTTTTCTTAATTCATAAGTTAGAGGGAGCCCGGATGCTTTGCCTTCTATAATAACTGTTTCCGGTTGCCAGTATCCGTATTGATCTAATGCAACACGTCTTAGTTCTGGAAACTCGTATCTACCTTTAACAGAATCTACTAACATTAAACAAGGACCACTATCTTCTGTTGGATGAAACACACCCCAGGTAGTAATTGCAGAATAGTCAGCAGTTTCTTTTTTCATAAATGCTGTATCGTAAGATTGTATTACATGTTCTAAAGGTGGAATCTCGCCTTCCCAATCTTGCCACCATTCACGTTTGATTAATGCTCCTTCTTCACCGGTTGGATTCTGCATGTATTGTGCATTCCATTTTGAAAGAGGAATAGATGCACGAACCCCTTCTAAA